ATTTCAGACTTTGCTTCGTTAATCTTTTCAGTTAACTTATCTTCTACAAACTTATACACACGCTCAAATGCCTGGTTAACATTTTCTCCATCTTTGCGTGAATCAACAACACCAAGATCAAGTCTTAGTGATTGAAAGTTGCCAAGGTTAAGTGTGTATCCAAGTGTAACAGATACCTTTGTTGGTTCATTCGTTACTACATAATTGCTGTCTGACATTTCATACCCTTCGTTAAATAGATTCAGACCAGATAGGAATGAATCGTCCATCTTCAGTTCTCGTATATGTAAGTATACCATCGCCCATTCTTCGTGTCAACTCTTGTTTGCTTGGGGTGATATCGTTTGTTATTAAATTATCTTTTCTTGGTCTACCAATATGGTATGTAGCAAGTATATCACGAATCTCTCTTACCTGTGATTCTGAGTAATATGATCTTACTTGAAATCCTCTTGCGCCACCCTTTTGAGATCCCGTTGGAAATGGAATGACTCCTCGTCTCATTAATGATGGCATGTATTTTTTATGACGATTAACTAAATCAGCAGTCTCTCTAACAGTGTATGCTCGTTGACGCTTCTTTTTAAAATCAGAAATTAAACAACTTTCAATTTGATCTTTTGTTATATTGTAAACAGACATAATACCATTAGACTTATTTAGATGATGGACTCTTACTAAGTCTCCGTTTAAGAACCAAACTTTTTTATTCCCTGGAATTACAGGGAGGACATTGTAGCCTTCGCTCTCGATACTTCCCTTTTTAATAGCCATAAACCCTCCGCAGAACTTGTTGGTGGATTAAAAAAATTTCTGTTGCCACAAGACATACAATATGTTTCAAGGTGGCCGATTGTGCTGTACTGTCTATCAAGAAACATTCTTCCTTTGCACTTTGTACATTTCAGCATTAGTTTGGTACGCCAATGATAATGAGGTTTACATCTACAGAAACATCTCCAGAAGTGTTAAATCTAACTACTCCCTCAAGGCCTGAAGTTGTGACGCTCTTAAGAACAACTGTTACATTTTTTCCAGCAACAGTATTGCCAGTATTTATTGGTGTGGCTGTTGCAATTGGGGAGTACTTAAACTCTCCTGGAAAAGAATATGTAAAGGATTTTTCTTCACCTGCGGTTATGGTACCGCTATTAACAACACGGACATATCCACCAATTACTCTTGCCTCTGTTGCTTTAATGTTTTGCTTACCAGCGTTAGGTGTATCAATTGAGGTGTACTTGTATGTTGATGGTGATATTGCTGTTGACAGTTCATTGACTGCCTGGGCCAACTGAGAGATGTATGTAACATCTAAAGGTTGTCCTCTTTCTGGTAAAGGTATTTTTGCCATGGTTATATAATTATACCACTAAACCGCTATTGGCGATGAGGTAAATAATGCAGCCCCAGGAAAATATTGCTTAGGATATGTTGGAAGTTGTACAGCAACACGCAGGGTTGAGACTGAATCTGCAATCAATGTTGAAAACTGGGTTGACGATGAACTTGATATATATACCCAGTCAGCACTATCTAATTTAAAATAGATATCATATTGCTTAATTGCCGATACAGTAGGCTGCTTCCAAACCATATTTACTACATTTGCAGTTACTGTTACAGAGCATTCTAATTGCTCTGGAGATGGATTTGATACAGAATAATACGGTGACCAATGAGAAGATCTGTTCTTGTCTTCTGAGACCACTCTATATCTTACAGAGTGCTTTTGTGTGGTTCCATTAAATGCTGGAAGATCTTCTTTTTTGATAACTACCTTTTTTATTTGTGAGTCTGACACTATAGAACATCCATCCCAAACCTAAACTCAATATGATTAGTTGTATTAGCAGTCTTAGTAATCGTCTCTGCATTTTTATTTTTAATGACTGAGTATCCTGTTAGACCATAGACTGGGTTTGAAGATGTAGTATTTTCTAATCGCAATGCATCTAAGCATACATAGTAATCATCTGATACTGCGCCATTTTTAATTACTGCAACATAAAACTTTACAACATCAACTACGCTCCAAGTAAAACCGTTGCTCTTGTACAAATCTTGGAATGATTTCTGTGAAACAAAATATCTATTAGTTGCAAAATCTACACCAGGATCAGACTCTTTAACTACTGTCTCAAACCTTGCCCACTCTCCAGTTCCATGAACATCAGACTCTGCAAACTCTATCATTATTCTAACCTCATCGGGCTGAACATTTGATTCTCCGTCTTTATTGACTACAGAAAATGCAAGTCTAAGATCGTCTGTTGGTGCATTCTTATTAAAGTCAAGTGCTGCGCCAGTAAGGTGTATATGCTTTGAGGCAGGTGGAACAACCAAATGGCCACCAGATACAGAAAGATTTGTCATGTCTCCTCTTATAACCATAATGTTATTTAAGAATCTGCATCTTTCATACCTGTTCACACGTTCCTGGTTTGTAAAAATCTTGTTGTCTGCATTTGTTTGAAACACTTGGTCCGTAATATTGATAATGTTGTCATCTGAATCTAATGGTGTGTAGTATACAGGAATCGCTGTTGCTGTTGTCGTTCCATGGTATTCCCAGTTTTCATTTGAAGTAAATGAATAAATGTTCTTGCTATCATATGCTCCTGCTGTTGGATTTGATCCAGCAGACCAAACACCAACCTCTGTAATCTCATATCTTTCTGCTGTAGGAAGTTCTGCAGTAAAGACTATCTTTGACTGTCCGCCCTCTGTAACATAGCCACGAGATGTAATTGGCACACGAAACATTTCAAAATCTAATGCCTGTTTGCCTGAGTAGTCTCCAAGAGTTGCGTCTGTATTTAGTGGCTTTGCTCCACAGCCTATGGCAATATATGAAGCATATGCAGGTGCTTGACCTACAAGATACTTTGCCAGAATATTCTTACCTGTATTAGTTATCATTTTTATACCGCCCCATATATTGTACCATTAAGTATCTCACCGTTGTTTACTATTTGAACCTCTATTTGCTCATCTGAATCAAGGTTAGTTACATTGATTACCAAATCACCTGTTGTTTGATCTATATAGACTATCTGTCCAGCAGGACCTGAGCCTACTGATGGGATTTTGTTCTCAAGCCTGATTGGAAAGTTCTTAAAATAAGTATCTGCTGTGTTCTCAAGTTTAATTATATTGTTAGGATTGTATTCTAAGTAAAGGCTTTGCAGGTTTTTAATTGGGCTATACAAAACATCTTGTCCATTAATAATATCGTTTCTTGATATATTGATTAATTCTTGGCCTCCTATATTTTCAAATATAAGATCTGCCATAATATCAATTTCAAGTGGTGGGTTGCTAAGAGCAATTAAAGAAGGAGTTGCAACCTTAACCGCTGGATTAACTGCTGGCTTTGCTTGAGATGCTGGTTGATTTGCTACTGAATCAGTTGTCATTGCACTACCTCACTTAAAAATATTGTCATTTCTGGACCGTCTTTTTCTTTAGAATATTCTATATTATATACCACAAACCTTGAGTCCTTAGATCCGACCTTATCTATTTGATTTTCAATGTAGTCAACAGATACAATATCTCCAAGTTGAATCATTGGGTTTGCAAAAACCTTAACACCTATAGACTTTCTTGGCTTCATTATTTTTTTAATTACCCAAGCCAAAAGGTTTTCTGCGTCATCGTGTGACTGAATATATGGAGCCTCTAATGAAAAATCTTTTTTGCCATAAGTCATGCGACTTAACTTTATGTCCTCATAATCTTTTGCAATTTTATTAGGATATGATACTAACGAATTGCCAACAAACTGTGGGTCTGCTAAATTGCTATTCTTTGAAAAGTATTCATCAACAGTAAGATCGTTGTTCGATTGCTGAGTAAATGTAATGCCTTGAATTCTTAGATAGTTTCCAGTTGTTTCGTCAAGGCTGAGTGCTGTGTCTGTGGAATTAAATATTAAAAATTCTGCTCCATATGCCCCTGCTCTAAATCCTGAAACAGCATAACCCTTTAATCTATTAAATGTTGGAGATAACTTTGCATACAAAGCAGGATATGCCTTATCATATTTAAAATTAAATGATGCTGCTTCTCTCATTATTGTTCCAAACTCTTCAAAGTACATGCTAAACTTTGGAGGCTCAGCAGAACTAATACCAGTAAGATAGGTTGATTGAACTGCACCTGACATGGCGTATTTCATAAATGAATCGTTTGCATTTATTTCAGAATCTCCAAATGCTGAACTGATTGGTGCATCAATTTGGAACGCTGTGTTTTGTGAATAGTTGTTTGCCAATGCATAGATATTTTCAAACATAACTCTTGAAGATCCACGAACAAACAATGACATGTTGTTGTATATTGGAAGCGGGTCAGTGTCATCTACTGTAGCAATTAGGTTATTGTTTAAGTATAGGAAGAACCTTCTGCGTGAGCCTATGTCTTGATACTCAACTGCTAAGTCATATACTGTTGGGTTTTCTTCTGCAGCCATTCTGTACTGTCCCGTGAATTTTCCATCGTCTACAATTATGTTTGTAAGTCCTTCATACAGTTTTACTGGCACTGCAGATGTGGTTGCTGTTCCAGTAGTAGCAGCCTTTAGTTTATAGAATATAACATTATGAACATTGTCTTGCTCAGAATTATTAAGGTTGTTTGCTCCCAGCGCAATGATTTCAAAATAGTATCCGTTGTTTGTTTCTGGGTTTATCATAACACCAAGACCACCTGAGCCACCAACAATGCTTATGTTCTTGTCTGGAGTAGTTCCTGGAACAGTGTAGTAAGTGGATCCACCTACTGGTGTCTGACCACGATTAATATCGTTTTCAATTTTACCAACAATTCTCATTCTAGTTCCAAAGTGCTTATACTTATTTGTTAATGGCTTATACACATATGATATAAAATCAATTGGTGACTCTGTTGTTGTAAACCCTGGACCATTCATAATCAAAGCAGAAGACTGGACTGTTCCAGTTTGTGTTGAAAGCATTGCATTAATACTTGTCTCTGCAATATACTTTGATGAAAGAAAGTTTTTAATAATACCGTTTCTTGTTGTTTTCTGTGCAAGAGTGTTGCTTAGGCCTGCTGCAAAAACCCTTGTGTCTGGCAATGTTTGATCTGACTTAAATAAATACTTTGACTCCATTGTGCATCCACGAACATTTGCGTTGTCTGACCAGTATGGATTTAGACCAGCAGTATGCAATGTTACTGGAGTTCCAAACTGTCCTCGTCCATGCTTTGCAACAGGACCATTCTTTAACTTTACAATTCCAGAGACCTCTTCATAGTTTGGCTCAGCATATATTCTTACTAAGCCCGTTGGATAAATCTTTCCGTTAAAAGGAAGGGATGAAAAGTACTTCTCATATTCCTGAACATTGTTAATCCAAACATCTCCAGTACCAGAAATATTATATTGAACAGCATCATATTTTATAATCTCTCCATTAGAATAAAAGTATCCATTGTATCTTGTTATCCAGTAAACGCCCTCTCCTAAATCCATAACATTATTAACAACTACGTTATTAGAAACATTTGGAACTGTGGCAGAAAGATTAGAATTTAATGGTATTGCGCTTAGCATGTATGTAGACTGGTTTCCAATCTCTCCATTAGTAGACTTGGTATTTTCTGTACCTGCAACTTCCCACAAGAGCACTGGCTTATATATCCAGGTCTTTTCAGCATCCACAAGGCTTGCCTGCTTTATGCTTCCAATAGATCTTTGAATATGTCTTGTTGTATAAACAATCTTTCCATCATTGTAAACATCGTTGTCCTCAGATGTTACCTCTAAAATATTTGCAAGTTTTGTTTTTGTTCTTTCGTTTTTAACTACTCCAGAATCTTGTGAGTCAGAAGATCCGTAAAGAACTATGTCTGTTGGTCTTTGCGCTATTGATGGCATTATATAGTTTTTACTCATCATTACAAAGTTATTGTACTCGTCAAAGAACATGGCTGTCTGTGTTGAGATTGCTATATCTTCTAATATCTCAGCAACAGTCTTTTCTGGTGGTATAAAGAAATATGGAATAATTGTTTCTGATTCTCCGTCTACCCTTTTAAATACATAGTTTGAAAATCCTATAGAGTCTAAAAGAAGTGAAACGGCGGCGCTAACAGATGTGTTTGTTGAAAGAATTTCTGGAGCAGTTTGAGATTCAAAGTAGAAGTATAAATCTCTTAGTTCAATAGATACCTGCTTTGAATCATTTGATGTTTTTGGAAATCCATCTGAGTACATGGTTTTGATTGGAACGTAGTAGTCAACGCCTGCAACATCCACAATTATCTCGTAAAGTTTTACCTGTATATTTTTTGATACATACTTTCCAATAATACTGTTTGTGTTGTTTGCATTAAAGGCATCGTCAAAATCAAAGAGTTCAAGTTTACCAGTAGATGCAAGTAGTTGTCCAACAGGAAGTCCACTTGCACCAAGGTCTGATGCGCTTTTGTTAACTGAAAAACTCAATACCCTATCTGAAATATCTGCTGATAGTCTAGAAGACATTTCAATTAGGTCGAATGTTGAGTCAAACTTATTCATGCTTTCAACCACGATTCTAATTCCAGAAATATATTCAAACTCTTTATATTTTTTAGCAGTACCAGAGTTGTAGTATTTTGGTGATGTTAAATCAGTTACAAAGTTTGTTAGACTGTCTACAGAACTTTCTTCAAGTTTCCAGCCATATGCTGGAGTAAATGTTTTCCATTCAGAGTCGTACCATATATGGTATGTGCCAAGTTCTCCATCATTTTGTATTACTAAAAACGAATGCCCTTCTTCTGCGGTATCTGGTCTAAGAGTTACAGAAGGTAGTTCTCCTTTAAAAATAAATATATCTGAATATAACTTAGGAACTATAAGTCCATAAGAAAGTTCAACGTATCCATCAGACTTAATTATATCTGTTCCATCTTTTCTTTTGTCTTTATCTGTAAACGATACAGCGTCTATCCAATTGTTATTTTTTAAAACCTGAATCTTCCATCTATCTGGAGTTGTTTTATTTGTATCGCCAAAGTATGGATCTAAAAATGTATCTGCTGAGTTTGAAAATGTTCCATAATCCAGTTCTCCAACATTGGTTTGCATCTTTACAATAACTCTGTTTGCTGGAACTTGCTGCTTGTATACAACGAATGGAGCAGCATCTTCTATTCTGTGTCTTCCATTTATAGTTTTATTTGCAACACCATACTCAATTTTATTTTCAGTTCTAAAAGATGTCCAGTATTTAAATGGATCATTCTTGTCTGGCATATAGTATCTTGGTCTTTTTGCCATATTAATATTTGGGTTGTGCAAGTATCTACCGTTTAAATATGTTGCTTTATTAATTCCAGATCTTGGTCTTTGAGGTTTTAAACAATCTTCCAAAGAGTAAAGCATCTTTAACTTTTCTTTATAAGCAGTAAGAGTAGTTGGCTCTCCATTATCATCAAAGCCACCATCAATTTTTACATCTGCATCTGTTGCTCCAGTGTAATAGTTTCCAGCATCTGCTTGATCAAAGGTGTTTGGAATTCCTCTATATGGGGAGTCTTGACTGGTTGGCCTATATCTATAGTTTCCAACAGTAGAGATGTTTGATGGTATGTTCATGTTCCACTCAACTACAACTGCAGATTGTGTCTTTACAGAAGAACTTGTCTCTAAATGATTTTGTAATTCTTTACCCTGAAACATTACGCCTCTTCCAGCGTTAAAGCGACATTCCAAAAGTCAAAGTTAAGACCACTTCTTTTTACAACAGAATATTTAAAATCTGAGAAAAATACTTCTACAATTTCATTATACTTATTTATATTATTAAACCTATTGTCTGCTTCAGTTAAATCTGTATCTTCAAAGTTTGTGTACTTATCGTATGAAAGATACACCCAAAATGAGCCCTTATGGTTTTCATACCAGTTAAGAAGTTCTACTCCACCTGCTCCTCCATCTGTAGTAAACTCTAATGGCTTTGGTCTTGATGGTGATGATTCCATATCTGCATTTCCAGTACTACTAAAGTCTGCCTTGGTGTCATAGGCTCTGGATGGGAGCATGTCCCAGGAAACAGATATATTTAACTTGTCTGCAATGTGGTATGACCTCATACGGCCATTAATCATTCTTTCACGCTTTTCAATTCTAAGGGTAGAAAAGTCTATCTCTGATCTGTTATCATCAGAGAGTATTAAAAAGTCTCCCGTATTGGCTGCAGAGCCTGTATATGCCCCTATCTCGTACCCGTCTGGTACGTAAAAACCATCAATCTTTGTTCCAGGGTTGTCTGCAAATAGCATTGCCTGTGGTCTTGAATATTTTTTTCTTCCAGACATGTATGTGTTAGTTGCCATTATAATCTATTCCCCCTGAGTTTTTGTGAATCTATACCCTTTATTTGTGTCATTACAACTCTTGCAATTTCATCTGGGTTTGCATCTGATTTTACATTAACACTAATACTATAATTATACACTGAGTCGCCTACTGATGAGCCGTTATTTATTGCTCTCATTGTATCTGCGCCGTAGGATTGAACAGCATACTTGCTCATAACAAATTCTCCTGGTGTTAACATGGCTGGTACTGTATCTGTACCAGAAGCATATCCACCTTGAGCGAAGTAACTTGGAACTAGTCCGCCCTTAGAAAACATTTGAAGTCCATAGAAACCATTTCCGCTTCCGCCCATTGATGCGCCAGAACCAACTAAAGGCCTTAAACTCTTATCAACATCCAATGGTAGGCTAAGATTCTTTTTAGGCTGTTCTGCTAGTTGATGGAAGTAGTCTGAGAAGTTTGCTACCTTGCCCTTAAATGGAAGTCCTGGTATTTCTGTTCCTCCCCATGGATCTTTTCCAGTATCATTAAATATTGGTTTACCCTTAACATCAAATCCTAATGGTGACTGCTGGTATAGTCTTTCTAGTTCTCCCCAGTATCTTGAAGTTGGGCTTCCAGTAGGCTTATTGTCAATGTCGTAAGCAGATGCTGGCTTAGTTGGAAAGACTTCCTCTGCTCTAGCCTCTGATGTTTTAAATAAAGAAAGACCAGTAATACCAGCAACAATTGCTGATGCTTTAGCAATCAAAGACTTATTAGTTCCAATTTTTTGAGTTTGATTTAAAGTTGGTGTTGCAATTTTAGGAACACTTGAAGGGTCTACATAGTTAAAACTTCCTCTTTCTGGTAAACCTACAGCCTTTAAATTCATTCCAGGAATGTTTCCTACACCCCAATTAGTAAATGCGTCTCCATGCCTATATCCAAGATATCCAGCCTTCATAAGTTCTTGAACTATTGGGGCAGTTACGTCAGCATTAACATCGTGCAAGCGTCTTCCTGGTTGTCCAGTTTTTGCAAAATATTCTGCTTCAAACTTTGCAAGTTCATCAAACTTGATAAAACCTTTACTTGCTAAAACTTTAAGCATTGCTTTTGGTGTTAGATCTGCACGGTATTGATATGGGCCAAATTGTGAAAATATTTTTTCAGAAGTTACTGGGCTTGTTGCACTATAAAGGCCTGGGCCATATGCGTTAATTGGTGTTTTTGATCCATCAGTTTTTGATATTAAGAATCTTTCTAAAGGAGATGGGAACTGCTCTATTGGTACACCAGATCTATGAACACCTCTATACATTTGAATCAAGGCACCAAGTCCACCTGGAATTGAGTCTATTATTGCTTGAGTCCTATAGTGATCTACAGATCCTGGGTCTGAGAACATAGTATTTCGTTGAGCAGACCTCTTTGCTATAGCCATGTTCTGTCCAAATGGTGTGTCTGCAAATCTCTTTGATAGCGAGTCTACTACTGCATTTTTAACTTTTTTAAATGTTGATGTAACTGGGCTTATAATGTCTAATCCAATATTTTTAAACAAATTAGATATTGAAGCAGTATCATAGTGCTCTTGTCTTACAGAAAACTGTCTATTAGGAAGTGCTTCATCTCCACCTCTAAGGCTAGTTGAAAGCATAGAGTTTTGAATGTAGTTACGATCTGGATAAGGAGTTTCCTTAATTCTCTTAGGATTAAATGAATCTGACAAAGAGGCAAGAGGAGACTTAATTTTGTTTCCTAAAGACAGTCCAAGTTTAGCAAGCAAATCAGGCTCATATCCAAAATCAGTTTTTTCTTTAATTCCGAATTTCCAAGCATCTGTTATTTGCTGTTTAAAAGGAAATTTAAAACTTGAATAGTTAGCATAAGCGCTTGACAGCCCTCTACCGATTGGACCAAGACCACTTAATTTATTTACAATTTTATTTATAAGAGGAAGTGGAGCATCATCAAACCAGTCTGGCATTGGTCCCCATAGATCATCATTCTTGCTGTATGAAGTTGAACTTGGCGGTGGGGCTCCCCAACTAGTCAAACCAGAATAATTTTCAGGAGTAACTGTTTTTTCTTCTGTTAAACTTGTAGTTGATTTTGATGTTGCTGTTTCGTTTGCCTTCTTCGATAGTTTATTGAAGATGTCAATGCCGTTTTTGCCAAGAGATTCTGTTATACTCTTAGGAACCATGTTGCTTATTTTATTGATTATTGGCTTTACTGCTTTGATACCTGGAACTGGTGCAACTGCTAGAGCAGCATTCATATTATCTTTTAGGCTAGACTTTGTTGGTGCACCAACTGCTTTGGCAGCAAACATTTGAGGAATACCGCCATACTTTGCAATATCAAGAGCAGTCTTTGCTACTGATGGAAGCGCAAAGAAGTTAGCAGTTTTTTCCCATATCCTCTTATCAAATAATGATGTTGCTCTTTTCTCTTCTTCCTTAGCCTTTGGCTTTGCAGATCCCATGGAGGACATTCCTAGAGCGTGTGGTGCACCTACTGTTCCACCAGTTGAGAATCTTTGAACATTTATGTCATTTAAGAAGTCTTGACCATATTGATCTACTGCAGACTTTCTAACTACGAACTCTCCTGGAGTTAACATTGCAGGTACAGTGTCTGTACCCTTTGGTATGAAGCCTCCATCTGCCTCGTATAGCATTCCATATTTTCCACCAATACCGCCACCAGTTCCAATAGAGTCTGGATCTGCTACAGGTAATGTTTTATTGTAGGCCTCTTGTGCTGCTGCCAGTCTTCTTTGTAGTGAATCAAACTGCGCCCACTGGCCTTTGTCGTATGCATCTTCTAATGCTGCAGTTGCTGCATCAAGTTCTTCAACTACAGTGAGGAACTCTTCAAATGCTGCTATGGATGCTTCGTCATCTTGAGGTGCTACATAAGCATCTGAACCAATACCACCAATTGCGTTTCTTGCATTTTGAACGGCACCTGGAATTCCGTTTGCATACGCAGCCATCTTTGCAAGAATATCTGCCCATGTCATGTTTAGTTCTTCTGCTGCTGTAAGCAATGCTGCTAAGTCTGCTGATTGTGCAAGGGCTCTCTTTGTTGCTGCATCCATATCAAGCATTGCATTAATTCTTTCCCACTCGTCCTTGGTTTTTCCAAGAACCTTAAGGCCTTCTATTTGCTTGTCAATACTATCCTGCAATAATCTATTTGTGTAGTTAAGAGCATCTATTCTTTCTTGAAGTGGTTCAATGTTATTTTCTTCAATCTTCCAAATCTCATCTTCAAGATCTCTGATCTTGCGTAATGCTCCTTCACGCTTTTCTTCAAGTTCGTAAATTTGATCCTGCTTAAACTGAATCTTATCTAGTATTTCAAGTCTTCTTGGATCAGTTTCCATTTGATAAATCTTTTGTGAATTCTGGAACTGCTTTTCAGTTATTTGCTCTTGAGTTAATCCACTTTGCGGACCTACAAGACTGCCAAGTGCATTTTGTCTTGCTTGCTCTAATGCATCTGATTGACCTGATGCAAACTGTGAAGCACTTGTTGCTCTCATGTCTTGTGCAGCCTGCGCTGCTGCAGAAATATCACCTTGAGTTAGAGCATCAGCAAGACCAAGTTGTTGCTTCTGCTGATCAAGAATATTTTGATTTATTTCTTGAACCTTTGAAAGTGCTTCTGCTTGCTCGTCGTATCTCTTATTAACTTCATCTGCTGCATGATTTATAATTTCAAGATCATTTGAAAGCATAGTGTTTTCATCTTGAATCTTCTTTATTGCACGGTCACCAAAGAAAGGATTCATTTCTAGATCACGGTTTAAATCATTGATCTCTTCATTTAAATCTTCTATTGGTCTTGTGTATGATTCTTCAATTGCTCTTTGACCATCTTCAATTTCATCATTTAGTTCTGCAATTCTTCTTTGGAACGGAGCAATCTGTCCTTCAAGATCTCTGATTTGTCTTTGATTGCCCTTAAGTTGCATTGCTTCTGGGCCTGTGCGAATAAGTGCTTCCTGTGCTGCAAAGAGTTCGTCTACAACATCTCTTCCCTTATCACTGGCTTCTTTAAGATCTCCCTTGTTCAGAGCAATTTGAATATCAATAATCTTTCTTGCTTCAATGTTATTTAGAGTCTCTGCAATTTCTTTGGCTTCTAGTTTTCCATCTTTTAAATCTTCCACTAAGAATTTTGCTAACTCTGGATCTCCAAGAACTGCATCAATCTGATCTGTGCTATATCCAAGTTCCTTCATCTTAGAAACAAGTTCTGGCATCTGCTTGTACATAGCAAATTCTTCATTTGCCTTTATTGCCTTAGTTAAAACTGCTTGGCGCTCAAGGTCTGTATTGGCTGTCTTTATATTGTTGATATATTCTTTCCATGCTGGTAATGATGTATCTATTGCTCCCGCTGCAATTGCTGCTGCCTGACCTGAATCTGCAACAACTTCTAATGCCTGTGCTGCAGATAGACCGCTGCCAACAAGAATAGCATAGGCCTTAGTTTGATTTTGTATATCGCTTATTATTGTTTCGTTAGCAAGTTTAAAGTTTCCAAGGTCTTTTGCCTTAATTGCTTTGTCTGTTGCTTCGCCAAGTGGACCAAGACCAGATATTGAATCCTTTGATCTTGGCTTGCCTTTTTCAAATGTAAACATAGCCTTTTCTTTTGGTAGTGCTGCTACCTTTGCAAAATCTTCTGCAGACATAGATGCAACAGCATCTCTTAGTTCTTGACCAACACCAAGTTTTAGAAGTCTGTTTTGAATACCATCAAACAGAGTGAGTGCATTCTTCTGTGTTTTCTTATCTGTTAATAGTCCCAACAGTGATTCTACTGGCTTAAGTGCATTGAATGCATTATCTCTTACATTCTTTAGGGCCATTGCTAATGGTGCTAAGAATGCTAATGGATCGTTTCCTTTACCACCACCAGTTGGACCACCATCCTTAGAATTATTAACAACTACTTCTCCGTTTTCTCCAATATAAGTTTTAGTGCTGGCTGCGATTCTGTCAACGAGTGTGTCGTCTGCATTCTTTGCTCCAGACATAAGTGATGCTAAGTGACCTGTAGCAGTTGTATCTCCACCTGTTGCCTTTTTTGCATATTGATTATAAAATGCTAACTTAGATGCTTCATCCGCAAAGACTGTTTCGTATAGAGTCTTAAACTTAGATATTGCTTCTTTTTGTGCTACGTCTGGAAGTTTATCAAAGTCTGCCCACTGCCCAAATAGTTTTTCAAGGTTACTCTGAGTCATGCCTTCCATGCCCTTGCCCTCACCATTTACAAAGTAGTCAAGAATAATTGCTTTGTCTATTGTCTTTGGCATTCCTTCAATTGTTTTTAAGTCTTTAGAAAGGTCGACAAGTCCATCATATCCAACAGTTGTAATATAGGCTTCCATGTTGACTTCATGGCCATCTAGCGCTCTAAGTACCGCCATTGTCTCGCCTACTTCAGTAAATGTTTTCTTATCACTATTAATAATTTTTGTAGCAATCTCAACTCCCTTTTCGCCATTTTCAAATGATGAAAAGTATTCCAGTAATTCTATTGTTGGGCCAGCACCTTGTCTTTGCATTCCAACCTTTAGTGTTTGACTAAGTTCTGGTAACTTTCCTTCGAACATAAGAAGGAACGTATCCATTTGATCTGGATTTAAAACCTTGTTTGCAAGAAGAAGGGACATATCAAGTTCAAAGTCTTGAGCCTCAACTTGTTTGTTAAAGCCTCCCTTTGTTTTGTTTCCATCAAAAGGATTTCTAGTTGTGTCGCTTAATTTTGCTAATTTTTCAAGGGTTTTTCCTATTGATGTTTCAAAACCTGTTCCCTTATAAACATCTTTAACCTTAGACTTTAAAGAATCAAAGTAGGCATCTTCTTTTTTGCCCGATCTAAAATAGTCTGTATTCTGAATATTGTCTTTAAATCTTTTCTTTTCTCTATCCATTTGAGCAACAACTGCATTATTTGCAACCACCATGTCGTCGGCCATCTTGTCTTCTAGGCCAGCAATTTTTTTCTTTAATTCCAAAAGTTTTTCTGCATTTGCAGTAGACTCTAATTCTTTTTCTAATAGTTGAATTCGTTTTCTGTATTCAAATTCTGTTGCATCTGCTTGTGCTTTAGCAATGGCAACATTATTTACACCAAGTGCTGCTAATTGTGCAGCCTCTGTTCTTCCACCATCAAAACTAAATGTTGAGTAATTCTTATTCATTGATTCTACAACTCTATTAGATCTACCACTTGTTTCTTGAACAATTTGCATTCTAACCTTGAGAGGTGTGTTTTCTAAATCTTCTCCGTTGGGACCTATAATATCTCTTAGATTTCCCATTATGTCTGCAGTGTATTTTCTGCTGCCGAGTTGTATTCCAATCTGGTCAGCAATATCTGCTGCTTGGGCTGCATCTAAAACTCCGTCAGACACGTAGGTTGATAGTTGTAGAGCAAAATCTTTTGCTGCTAATGTTGATCCAGATGATTGCATTTCCTTTACAAAGCCATCTACCATCTTCTTTCCAATTTCTGACCTTAAGAATGTATCTCCAAATCCAGTTCCAGCACGTTCAACATCGTTGTACGCTCCAAAAGAACCTTTCTTTCTTACTTCATCCATTGCACGTGATGCGCCAACCTTGTCTGTTATCTTTCCTATTTCTTCCATCTTAGTAGTTGTTGCTGAAACGGAGTCTATATACTGGGCTTGCTTTTTAGCAGCATTTTCTAAATGCTTATTGAATAAAAATAGTCCTGCACCTGCTGCAACCACTGCAGTTGTTATCCATCCAACTGGTCCCATACCCGCAAGCATTGGAGCCATACCTGCAACTGCAGACGCTCCCATCATGGCCATACCGCCTGATGTATTTCCAGACATGAGCATTCCAGTACCAATAGTGCCAAGTGCCATTGCAGCACCACCTGATGCAATTGAAGCCTTCTGTGCACGATAATTTCTTCTTTCTTTTATCTGATCCTTTCGTGATTTTTCTTCTGCTCTTTGTGACTGCTTAAGGTTGTTTAATTTTCTTCTTTCGTCTTCGTCTAATGCTTCTTGATAATACCTTGCCTGATTATAATTAAGATTTGAAAGGTGTTGCTGCTTTTTAAATCTGGCTCTTGCTTCATTAGTCTGTCTTCTGCGATCTGCGTCGTCTTGCTTTTGATTTCTTGCTTGTTGAGTTACAGATTCTGATTTACTCTTAGCAAGTTTTGCTTCATCCTTTGCAACTTTTCTTAAAACTCTATTAATCTCATCTTGACTATATCCCTTTGCACGAAGATCTGCTGCGACCCTACCCTGACGAACTGTTGGTGTTGGCATTGGTCTATCTGATGGAGAATCAAATCCTGGATCACCCTTAATCATTCCAGGCATAGAGAATCCAGGTATTGATGCAAATCCTCTACGGAAATTTGCAAACTGTCTTCTTGTTACAACTGTTTGATCTGGCGTTAATGATGTTTCTCTGCTGTCTTTACGACTTCCACTGCTTGGAACTGCTCCTGCTCGTGCTGCAGTAGTGTTAGATTCTTTTAGTTTTTCTGTTTTTATTACTCTTTTGGTTTTTGGATCAATTGTCATCTTGGTCTCGCTACCGTCAGGGTTTACTAAGATTGGTAATGTTTTATCTGATCCACTCTTAAGGTTGAACTCTGGTTGAGGAGAACTGTAGTACTTTGTACCAAACCTGTCATCAAGAACAGCCAATACTCCCTTAGCCGTTTTTGCTGGTCCTAGTTTTGGAAAACCCTTTGGCTTTCTTCCTGCCTTGGCTTCACTATCCTTGTATTCTTGTGCCTTAACGTCAAGGGCTGCTGCTGAATGAACTAATCTTGCTTCATTTTCATTTCTTGGATGCCCACCTTTTGACATAAATTTTGCTGCGGATTCAAACTCTTTAATTTGATCTGAAGTTAATCCTAGTGGATTATTATTTTTTGTATTCCAGTCCAAAATATTGCGGTGTCTAACTGAAGCGTTCATAAACTTATTTATTACACCTAAATCAAACATGGCAGATCCTGTTAACCATTTAGCAGGACCCTTACCAGGCTCTCCAGTTTTACTTATATGTGATAGTTCAGTTCTTAGTGCAGTGTCAATATCTCTTGGCTTATAGCCCAAGGCAGTAAGTTTTTCTCTTACTTGCTTTAATGGATCATTTTTTCCTGCTATTTTGTTTTGCTCTGTAAAGGCTTTTTCTTCAGCGTCTAAAACTTGATATAATTCAGAATCTCTAGGAACATTTGCTCTCCATGACCCACTTTCTTTTCCTATAGGGCTAACGGCATTTCTTAATCTAGATGCAGTATTAATTTTGTTATCACTTACAAACGCTCCATCTTTTTGTCTTAGACCCATCTGATAAAAAACTTTTTGCATAATTTCTTCATAGGTTCTTCCATAAACTCTTCCAGCATTTAAAGTTTTTTTATCGTGATAAAGTCCATCTTTATAAGCAAGTTCCTCGTCAACAAATTTAAGCATATTGCTTTGACTTAAAAAGTCTTCTAGAGTTTGTGGTCCAATGACGGATGGTGTCTGTGCACTTAATTTTTGTTTTTGAATTGCACTAATAACTCTTCCTTGTTGTTCTTCAGGAAGTTCTTTAAAATCTCTAACAGCCTGTGCAGCAAGACCTTGCTTAAGTGTTGCTATCTGTGTTTTTGATTCTGGAATATTTCTAAACTTTTCAAAATCTCCAAGTTCAAGTTTTTTAACACCCTCTGCTGCACGAGCATGAATTGGATGAAGTTCATCCCAATGTACTTTTGCTCCAACCTTAAGTCTTTCAAGCATGCCGTTATAGACATCTAACTCATCTGGTGTTAAATCACCACTCCAAGATTTAATAAGTTTTTCTAGTTTTGGAATAGATTTATTTATCTCTCCCTTAATCGCATCATCATATTGCTTTGGAGTCATACTTGCAGCAAGACCTGATGTTTCTTGTGCAAAAAACTTCTTTGCTCCTCCCTTCACACCAAGCAAGTTAATAACTGCTTGCTCTTCCATGCTTGGCATAGCCTTAGAAAAATCTCTAAAACCAGACGCTCTATCAAATACTCCTGCAGTTCCAACATCTGCTAATACATTGCCAGACAGGTTTGGCTGTTGTAAATCTTTGTCTCCTCTTAATGTTGAAGCAACTAACTGCTTAACCATATCAGTTTTACTAAATTTTCCATCCATTGCTGCTATTCGTGGATCGTAAGGTGATTCAATTACAATAAACTTTCTTTGACCTGTAGGATCTGTTGGGTCAATCATTGTTCTAATACTTTGCTTTGGAGCAACAAGTCCATGAACTTCTCTTGCAATTTCTGTTGCACGTACTTCTGCTAAGGCTGTAGTCTCATCTATTGTTGGCTTTACTACAACAATCTTTCCGTTAGGCTTTCTGTATACCCCGCCGACTCCTGGAACAGGAAAACTTCTTCCAGAGAATGGCTGAAGCAAAGTTCCAAAGTTTGAAGGAGGAAGTGTTCCAAATCTTCCAAGTGATACCCTCTCTGATATCTTTTCTACTATCTGTCTTGACTGAGATGTTTTATCGGAAGACTTTGGCATTCCAACAAATACTGGACCCTTTGGTGCTTCTGGATGAGGCTCATTCCATCCCTGTCTTGCATCGTTTTGTCTTCTATACTTTGCTTGCTGTGCTTTTCTAACTGCTGCTGGTCCATCAGAGAGTGGTATTCCTTTACCTGGTCCACCAGGAAGTCTTCCAGCCATAAATCCTGGGACCTTGTCCTGGAACATTGCGCTGATAAGACCTCTATATTTGTTTGTTGTGTCTGTAGGAATAACTGCTTCTCCTGGAGAAAGCATTGCTGGAACAACATCTCCTGCACCCTTTGGA